TGTTACTTATACAGCCTAAGCAAACATATACAATATATTCAATTTTTCTACAAACGATTGGTCGATAGCATAGAAGCCACTAGTGGCCGCCTCTACAGTAGGCGTCCAGTAGTGCAACGAACTTTTTAAATACAAGCTCCTATATTCAGCAAAACTCAACAGGCGCCAAAAAGCGCTCTTGGTGACGCATATGTTAATCGTCGCCAAGTAATCTGCACTGGCTCGAGCTAAAGCCAGCCACTCTTCGAAAACGGCCTCCGAGTGGAAAGAGGCCTCAACCATGGCAGTTGAGATGAGAACCGCGTAGTGGTCGGTCGCGGACAGGCTCCCGCGGTAGCGCGTGGTGAACATGCCCAGAATGGACTTCTCGCTAAGGGCCATGAGCCAAATGTCTCCTTCGCGCCGAATCGTGCGCTTGAGGAAAGACAGCCCCTCTAGATTGTCCTTGAAGTCCACCAACTTAGTCTTGTCACTGCCTGAAGTGAAAACAAGTCCTGAATCCGCCACTGCAGCTTGCATGCTCGCCAATAGTGGGATAGCAGAACGTTTGGCGCCCTTCAAACGGTCGTCTCCGAAAGTGGCCAGTTTGAACGTTGACTGGTACGTGGTAAACCACTTGTCCCTGCCAAGGGCGTGGAAGAACCCATACCTATCCGCAATCCTGTTGATCTTACAGTTGCGAACAGTGGTGGACGGGTCGCCAGAAGGGTTGCTATACCTAAAGAAGTACAACTCGCCTTTGATCTCCTTGACGAAGTTCCAACTCATGCGAGAAACGCCCCAGACCATAGCTCTATCGTCCTCCGAGTACCCAGCTTCAGTAGCCTGCCATTGATGTAGCACACTAACACTCTCAGAATATTGAGTGTTTTGCCTTACGTCGTATGCGGCAGCGTCCTCGTCTGAGAAGACGTCGAAACCTTCAAAGCTCTCCACAAACCGGCGAACCTGTGATGGATTGGCGCAGTTTATGCCAACCCTTGTCTCAGTGCTTTCTGGGTCGAGAAAGTCTATGCAATCGAGGGGGTAACAATACTTCCTATAAAGCCAGATGTACGAGAGGCTCACGACATTTATCATGCGCGCATCACACCTATCGACCTTGAGAGCATCAAGGGCTTCGTCCTTGGGCACACTCGAGCTCCAACTCAATGGTACAATGCCCCTCCGAATGAGGTCTTCCATTTGCTCCTTGATCGCACGGACTTGGGGGTGAACCCATACTTGCTTGTTCGCATCGTCAAACGTGACGATGTTAGACTTGGGCCCGTAAAATGGGTGCCCTGCACCAGTGGACAAATTCATAGGCCGAAAGAAAGAGCCTGGTAGGCCCCTGAGCGCCTCGTAGTCAGTGAGGGGCCTGACGTTATCGAACATGGAAGGGGCGTAGCTTTCTTTGAGATCTGCTAGCGCTCTGGCCAACACGTCGGGGTCACAATCGGCGTTCCTATGTCGCATGAGATTGTAAAGGTGCGGCTCAACGTAGGGCAGATCGGGCAAGCCCTTCGATCTCAAATACTCAATGTCGTCGTCTTTTGCAACATGACCAGAAAAGTCCGGAGGTTTCAGGCCAACTGCTCTGCCGTAAAGCGACAGCTCCTTGGCAGCGACGCAGGGGAGTCTACATAACGGAGTGCGCTCAACTTTTGTGCTAAGCTTGCCTCTATAGAGTCCCTTGACACTACCCACCACACCAAGGCCGGTTCTGG